ATCAGAAAATGGCTGCTTTGGTCAAGTCAAAAAACTCCGCACCCACATCACCGCAGTAGATGGTGCTTGTGGTGTTGTTGGAACTTTTGACCAGCCTTTTTATTCTACTTCTAAACCGCGTGAAAATACAGAGCTTATTGATTATGCAAAATCAGTTGGCTTTGAAGTTCCTTACACTCATGATCTCGCTCAGATTAGTCCGGAGATGTTGCAGAATGATTTTAAAAAATTTTTGAAAGTGTATTCCTCCAACGTTGATGAGCAATCTTACGCTCAAGCGGAGCGTGTTTTGGACATTGTGTTATCAAAGCACATGCGAGGTCGTGTACTTACTTTTGATGAAGCTTTGGCAGTAATCAAACTCAACAAATCACCTGGATGGCCATATTCTAGGGGATTTCGTGGTAAAAAGTATAAGACGAAGAAACAGGTTTTGGAAGATCATTATGATGAATTGAAAGAAAGCGTGCGCTTGATTTTTGAGGGGCATGACATTGATGATAATTGGCTTGTTAGCCCTAAAGTCGAGGTGCGTGCTCTTGAGAAACTGATGAATATTGATCCTGACAAGAATAAGCAGAGAACTTTCATGTGTGGCGGATTGTTGTCGTATATTGTTATGACTATGCTTTATTATAATCAGAATTGTGCTTTGCATTCGTTGGGCGCAAACCTTAAATCATGGTATGCTGTTGGGATGAGTCCATTTTATGGACAATGGAATTCTTTTGCCGAGTTTTTAAAATCCCGTGGTGATAAATTTGATTGTTTGGACATGTCCCATATGGAAGCGTCTCTTTCACCGCGCATTCTCGAAACTGTTTATAGTTTGCGAAATAAATTTGGCGATGTTGGATCCATCAAAGCTCGAGCTTGGGTTTTTGATAACCTATGTTATAGCAAAGTACGCGACCTCTTGGGCCGTTTATTGATAAAGTTGGGGATGAATCCCTCCGGAAGTCTTAATACCTTGGATGACAACACTATTGCTTTGTTGTTTATAATTCTTTATGCCTTATCACGTAAAGGATTGACCGATTCCGAAATTATAGACTTTATTGAGGAATTGGTTGCTGGTAAATTGGGCGGTGATGATTCTATTTTCAATTCACACCCTTTGTTGAGCGACTTACCGATTTTGGCTTCAGAGCTTGGTTTTAAGGCAGAATATGAGATACAACCTGGTAGCCCCTTGCACGAAGCTACTTTTTTTTCATCTGGTTTTCATTATGATTTGAAGCACAAAATGTTTATACCCAAGCCCAATTTTGATAAGTTATTATCTGGGTTGTATTGGTGGCGTAAGGAAGATTCTTGGAGATTAGTGCTTGCGAAGTTGTGTGCTTTGCGTGTTCTTTTCTATCCTTATCCGGTACAATTCAAGCAAGTTGAGTCGCTTATTGATTTTGTTTTTGATAAACATGATGATGATTTGCGTAGTGAGAAGAGACTTGATGAGAAGGTCTCTTACTCACAACTAATGACTTTGATGTTGAGTACGGAGCAAATGGAATATCTTTGGTTTGGTTTGGAGAGCAAAAATTCATTCATCGCACAAGACGTTGTAGATGATATATTGGATTATTTGAGTTTTTAGGTTGCATTAAATTCACGCCTAAAAATTTTTTAGTTAGTTTTTGATGTTTTCTTTCGTTGAAATCTTTCTTTTGTTTTTGTCTCTCTTTCTTGTGTTGCTCTTCTTTTCTCTTTGTTATCTCTCTCATCGATGTCTTCAACCAAATCTACCACCCCCCCTCGACCCAAACCCACTCCTTCATCAAAACCAACCTTAAAATCTCACAACCCAGTTGACTTGTCGCCTAAGAATCCTTTTTCTGCCGCAGGTCACTCCAATTACCTCGAAAAACGCCTTTCTGCTCTTGAACATGGTTCTCTCACCAATCAAAAGCACACAAAAAC